CTATGTGATATTTAGCCTTTTTTGGCATTTGTCTTTCTATCGCCTAACAATCTATCCAATAATTCATTGCGATCCAACACATGGCCTTGGCCTTGCTGTACTGGTACACGATCACTATCTAATAGTTTGGCATCTAGATTTGCTTTTTTCAATTGCAAATCAATCATTTTTAATTTCTTATTCAACTTGGCCTGCTTGGCTGTGAGTGCGTGTCCTAGCATTGTAGCTGCTACGCCAAAGATTTCAGCAGCAAATCTTGAATCTACATTCATACCTAAGTCAATTAAATCTTTATAACTGCCTTTAGCCAGATCTGCCAATTCGTCCATTTCGACATCAGAAGATGATAAGTCGCGCACACCAGGCAATGCAGCATCAATCTTGTCAATGGCATCGTCAATTTCAGTCATGATTGACTGGGTTTGTTCGGGGGTGTACACCGGGTCCTCTTCAGGATCCGTAGAGGGCGGTAAGTCGAATAACTCTTCGAGTTTTTTGGTCATACCATATTTACCGGATCCGTCAACCTGGCTTATGGAACATGTCTTGTTCAGTTATGACTCTAAAATGTATACCTGCTCGCTTGCACCAGGCCTGTGCTGCTGCCCATTTGGCATAGTTGATAGCAACCACAGCACGATCTCTTGAGTTCATTTTGCTTTCGATCACGCTTTGATTCTTAGGTTTGATCTCAATCATTTCAGCACGTTGCTGATTGCCACGAGTTTGATATGTGATAAAGAAATCTGGCACATACATGGAGTTCTTGCCAGTGATGGGATTCTTGTAAGGTATTGCTATGCTTTCACTAGCCCATTGCAACACAGCTTTGTTGTTGTCGCAAAATTTCATAAAACTATGCTCCCAACCTGATCGGTATCTAGGTTGATTTTTGCCCACGTATTTGGCCGGGTTGGTCAGTGTGTACAACCCATTGGCCCAACGGCTCATGACAACACATTCCTTGCTGTGTAATAGTTTGGCGTGACTGCTGCGCCAAACCCTAATAATGTGCTGCCACTTCTCAAGTTGTTGAGATAATAACAAAGTGTTTGTGTGAGTTGAATTGAGTCTTGACCTTGTATATTGGCCAAAATGGTCATGACTGATGTTTGAGTTGTATCTGCTATTCTAAACAATGCCACGGTGAAATTACCAGCAGCAAGATCTGTAGTAAACACAGACTTCATATAACTGAACACCACATCATATTCTTCTGCGCTTACATATTGTTCGTAAGTGTAGAATTGATCGTAGATCCTAACTGTAAGATCTACGTTGGTGTTGAGTGCATTTACTGTTCCGCCCATGATTTATCTTTAAAAGTTAGTTGGTGGTCTAGGAAAAACAAACCCACCTGGAGCATTTTGCACTTTACGCACCTGTGCTGGAATAGTATTCCTCAACACACTTTTTACTGCGGCATTGGCTTCTTCATTCACAATTGATCTGATAGGAGCATCTTTAAATGTGTTATAAACAGTTCCAGCTTTTTGTATAGCACCAATTACACCTGTTACACCACCACTTTGTAAATCTTCCGCAATGCCGATTCCTGCATCTAATAATCCACCTTGACCCAACACAGTTTGTGTGCTGCCTGGGCGGGCCAAACTGCTACGCACATTGTCATAATATGCAGGATCACCAAATCCAATTATGTTGGTATCTGGGCGCACACCACCAATGGCACCTGAAAAATATTTAACTGTTTCGTAGTCAATGGTCATAGAGTTTTGCATAATCCCATTGCCTTGACTGTAATCATATGTATCGTGATCCCAAGTCTTGATCAAGGGATTGATCAAGGTATAAGCAGCCCATTTGTGTTGATTCATGCCATAGATGGTGATATCTCTGAAGAAAGGTGGTTTACCAGAATTCTGATCACCGCCTGAATTTATGCCTGCGCCGCCTGCACTGCCTTGATCATAACTCTCACCAATATACCCCCAGTCATTGACCACTCTATCATTGGTATAGATATCTCTGGCATTGTAACTGAATCCTGCTTGTGTTTGTAAAGCGCCGATACTGCCATTTTGGGCCGGCGGACCGTAGGCTTGATTAGGATCTTTGTAATAATAACTGTAGTAATTGTACCACAGATTACGTATTAGATCGCCGCCGTCGTCGTGCAATGTCACTTGCACAGGGTTATAGTTGATCTTTTTTTGTACAATCCTTTTGCGATTGTATTGATTTAAAATCTCAGTATCAATGCTGAACTTGGGCAGTTGAATAGTTTTGACCATGAGGCCAACGGTGGCTTTGTCTGTGCTGCTGAATACTGAGCCCAATGAAGGGATCATGCTTGTGTTGATATTAAAGTAGCAGTGGAACAGGAACTTGTTCCGCGGTGCATGCTCATAGCCATTGGTGCGAAAGGTCTTTGAAGCGTGAGCATAGTCTTTGAGACCCTGCCCACCAAAAAATTCCTTGAGGAAATCTTGTCCCCAGGTCATTGCAAATTATCCTGTTATAACGTCGTTAACAGTTCTAGCAATGGTAGTACCAACACCAGTTCCATTGGGTGTTTGATTAGCGTTGTCATATCTAATAGTAAGACCAATTTGCATGGCCTTGCTGTCTGCGTAGCTGCTGCTACCATAGTCAGCACCTTCAAGATAGCAACCATACAGTTCCCATGTTTCTAGCACTGTGGGTGTGGCAGCGCCGTTACCACCATCCAGCACTTCATAACGAGTGGTGAATTTGTAATCAATACCTGATGCAGCACTGGCCATTTCTAAGAAGTCCATTTGCTTCTGTAGTTGTTCTCCAACCAATCGACTCACAGCACCTGACGCATCATCGCGCAGATTGCAAGTGACAGTTGCCCACTTGTATTTGCCTGCCAGATACAAATTGCTGTTGTAGATTGGAACTACAATTTCATCAAATGTCACTTGAGGACGCTTGAAGTCAATCACCTGTTTGGTAAGTTCTGTTCGAGGTGTGCTGACTCCGAAGTTTTCAAATATCACTCTAAAGCGATAGCTGAGTTTGGGCATGAGCAAACCCTGGTTGCTCGCGCTTTGATCGCTTGCCAAGGGCACTGTCATTCTAGTTAGTGATGCAACGGCCATATTAGTATTCTCCTATGCAGTTATTTACCTCAGTTGAGGCCAAAAAAAAATGGAGTGTCATCACTCCATTTTTGATTTCTTCAGATTATTGAATAGAAGTTTGCGTTGCGCTTTGTGATCCTGCTATGGCACCGGTAGCTTTGATACGCAAAGGAATGTAGATGAATTCCACTGCTTTTGTAGGTTCAATTGCAATATCCACCCATAATTCGTTGGCATCAATTCTAGAAGGTGTGTTGTTTGAATCATCACACACTACCAAGAAGTCATAGATACCACGCTTGGCCACTAGATCAATACACAATCCATTCACAGCATTGGTCATTTCATTGCGTGTGATTTGATCGTTAGGCTCAAACAAGAATTGTTTACCAATTTCTTCCAATCTACCACGCATAAACGCAATCAGTCGTGCCACATTGATACGATTCAACGCAGACAATTGATTGTAAGTGGTCTTGTTACCAAAGTTGGTAATACCCACTCCTGGAACAAACGTAATTGGGTTGATAGCGTTGAGATACTCAACATCACGCAGACCTTGATTATTACCGATAGTAATAAACTCGCCTGTGGTAGCATTGATATAACCAATTCTAGCAGCATTGTCGATCACGCCACGACGTGTACCAGCAGGAGCCAACCATGGATAGCTTACATTATCGCTACGGATTATGGTACGTACCATCATATGGCTGGATGCTGTGACCACTGTGCTACCACCAAGGTCTGTGGTTTGGCAGCTGGGATAGAACACGCCAGCATACGGTGAAGCAGTTGCCAAACCATCACCTGCATACAAGCCTAATCCACCATTGTTAGTAGCCCACGCAGCAATATCAGTACTATTGGCACCTAAACGCATTGGTGTATCGCCCACAACAAACGCAGTGTTATTGCGTTCGTCGCTGAGTGCAACCATATTAACAATCAATTCTGGATATGCAGTACAAGCCATGAGATTGAACTGTGCTTGTTCTTCGCGCACTGTGACACTGGTATCAATACCCGATTTCAATGCAGCCACAATCAATGCACGTTGAGCTAGTCGACCCATGTTAGGTGATCCATCTGCTCTGTTGCCTGATGCGGTCACCCATGAGTTGGTCTGCAACACATCCCAATATGAAGTTTGTGTGGCTGGATTTTGATTGGTACCGGCTTGGATAGACACATATAATACTGTGTTATACAACACTTGATCGCCTACTGCATAAGTTGTTGCGCTGCTCCATGTTGGATAGCTGAAATCAGCAGCATTGAAATAGTCGACCTGGAAGCTCTTGACATTGAATCCAGAACGACGTGTGTTCCACAGCAACATACCTGCGGGGTACAATGTAGGATCGGGTGCATCAACGTCCAAATAATCACTAGTTAGTAACGTCACAATCAAAGGTAAATCATCTGTGATAGGGTCAGCAGTGCCTGTGCTGCTCCAACGAGCATCTTCAAACAACACGCCATTTGAAGTTTGTTGATCTGTGTTGTCAATCAATACCCATTGATTCACCCCTTCCACTGCTTGCCAACGATATATCAAAGGATACAGTTCAAGATCGCTGGTATTGATCCACAAATCGCCGTAAACTAAAACTGTGCCATCAGTCTGTGTAGTAGGTGCTGTGACAGCAATAATAGGACCGGTAGGATTGGTATTACTCAAATCGAATCCACGTGTGTCGTTGGTATCATTTTGATAGCCTACCCAAGCACTACCAGTGTTGATCATGATGTCAACTTGACTGGTGGTTGAGTAATACCAATATGTGCCATCAACAGGATTCTGATTGGGTTCCACAGCACTAGCAGTGTAGGTCAATGGAACCCAGCCACTGAGTTGCAAGTATGCTGTGGTATTTTCATTAACAATGTCTCTGCAACCCGAGGTACTGGTAGTAAATCCAGCATTGGCCAATGGTGTTCCTGTGACATCTTGCAACAAGATCACTCCACCTTGTGTTTGTGTAAGCACAATAGCGCCGCTGGAATTTACTGAGGCTATCACAGTTGAAAATCCTGCAGAGCTCACAGCAGTAAGGAAATCAGCAGTGGTATTACCATTGATAGTGACTGTGACTGTGCTAGTGAGCGAAGTTGAATTTGCTGTACTTGTAGTGATGGTAAATTGATTGGTACTTGTTACCACAGGTGTACTAGTGCTGCCAGTGACTATAGTAGCACCTTGACTTGCACGTTCAAAAACTTGCAAGGTGTAAGTGCTGTTGTAAGGATATTGACCTACTCCACTGGCCACAGGATCCACATTATATTGTGTGTATGTGGTACCGGCAATGATATTTTTACCACCACCGGTGGCATCTAAAGCAGCATTGGCAGACCAGTCATTTTCATAAACTGGTGCTGCTTGTTGAACCCACACACCTAATGCAGTGCTGTATTTTTCCACAACCATGAGTGTGCCCAAGTTTTGTGCAGTGGTCTTGTTCCACACACTGCCTGTAGGACGTGGTGTGATGTCAGTTGCTCTCCAACGCGGATTTTGATAGTTAGGGCTTTGTTGCAGTCCAGGTGCATAGTACGTGCTGCCAGGTGTGATACCAAGTGTGGTTGTGATATTGGTATTACTAGTTGTGATAATAATAGCACCATCATCTGCTGTTGAGCCGTCGGCTGTGGCTGTGCTGTCGGCAAACAAACATAATTTGTTATCAATCACAGCAGAATACACACCGGTGATAGCAGCAGAGTTGATATTTGTGCTGATGGTTTGTACAGTATTTCCTGAACTAACTGCCACAGTAACTCCGTTAATAACCAAGTTACCACTTGCGCCAATGGTACTTGCGACTGCATTGGCTCCTTGAATTGCAGCCCAGCTCAATTTCCAATCATCACTGCCTACCAATACCCAGGTATTGTACAGGTCAGTCAATGTGGTAGAATTGTAACCGGCCACTGTGGCCACTGCACCGTTTTTGTAATACACAGGATTGGCTGTGTTGGTAGCGACCACGGCGTAATCACCTATTGCCCCGTAATCTTGTAGTGGTACACCGCTGAGCAATTCTGAAGTACTGATGATCACGCTGGGAACTGTAGCGGTAAATGCACCAGTGGTTTGATTCCATTCAAAGATACCCCATTGTGTGGTACCAGTATTCAACCAATATGTTCCGTTGGTGGGTTCACCTGTAGGACGTACCAATGAAGCTGTGAGTTGTGTGAGATCAATGTCCACCCGTTGTACATACGCACGATTGGTCACTCCCAATGCACTGTATGCAGCCAACAAGCCATATTCATTCAATTCGTAACCATTGATTGGAGTACCAATTGTGGTTTTGTAGAAAAACGGATTACCAAATGTAGCAGCAAGGTCTCGCTGGCTGGTGATTTGATACAAGCGATTTGCATTGACTGCAAGAGTACCTGCTGCTACTCCTACTCCTGAACCAGAAACTTTGTTCTGTGCAGTAGCAATAAGAAAATAAGGTACTGAGTTGGTAGATGCTGGTAGATATTGACTTTCATCAACTACGGTTACCTGCACGCCAGGTGATACTAATGGTGCTGTTGCCATGGTGGCTCCTTTAAAACTGTTACAGATATTTATCGGATGCCACCAAAACTCATGGTATTGCGATGCCCTTTACAAAGGTTCGCTTGATAAATACTATATGAGACCCATATGTTCAGCCTGCAACCAACGTCCAGTAGCCATAAACTATCATCGAGATGATGTCACCCACTATCGAGCCAGATGTGATCACTGCATCAGAAGGAAAAAGAAAATCCGACCACCAGACGCTTTGTGGAAGAAGGCCGGCTACAAGAAAAAACCCACTTGCGATCGCTGTGGGTTTAAATCCAGGGTTGCTAGTCAAACCCTAGTATATCACATGGATGGCAACATGAACAATGTTGCCTTGCACAATCTAAGAACTATATGCTTGAACTGTGTAGAAGAAGTTCGTCGACTGGATGTTCCTTGGGTGCCAAATTCTTTACAAGCAGATCGTTGAGCTGTTGATAAAGGCTGTCCACTGTGCTATCGTTACATATCGTATGATCAAATTCAGTGCCTGCCCAAGAGTATTCGCTAGCGTGAATGCCTTCTGCATCCAACCAACGACGTGCTGATTCTTCACCGTGATTGGCCTTGGCTGCTATGTCATACCAGTGCGGGATCATTCCACGTTGGACCCAGATCACCCGCCCGCCTTGATTTTTGATTGCTGCTACTTCATTGTAGAATCTGCAATCTGAAATCACGATGTTGTCTGAACTTTTACGCAGTTTATTTTCCAAACTGGCAATCCAAATTTCAGTGTGAAATGCATTTCTGCCTACTTCTGTGCCCCAGTGTTGCAACATCCATCGTGGAGTTATTGGCATACCTAATCGATTAGTCCACCAATCGTCCTGTTGCTCACGCCATTCTCGTGCTGATTTTGTGCGTCCTTCCAGCAGCTCACGATCCCACCCGAACACAGCAGCCACTGCATCTTTGAGTGTGGCAGCA